GCCCCAATGCCCGCATTTCACTTCGTCCCTGAATCTCGCCCCGGCCTGCGCGCCCCGCCGCAGCTGCTGCAGGGCGCCAACGGCGTCGCAGCGTTGACCGAAGAGGTTGCGCAGCTGCGAGTGGAGCTCGCCGCGCTGCGCCGCGAGCTGTTGCCTGTGCCATCTCTGATCCTCACCGGCCGCGAGGTCGTGGAGCAGTTCAAGCGTCTCTCCTCCGCAACCTGAAAGGCCGACCATGCCCAAAGCCACCATCGGACGCACTGTCATCGTCCACGGTCTGATGAGCAACGGCGCCAACGATCACCCCGCGGTGATCACGCGCGCCTGGAGCGAGCTGCCCACCGAGCAGGGGCCGGTGTGCGTGAACCTGACCGTCTTCCCCGACTGCGGCCCGCCGTTGCAGCGCGGCAGCGTGCAGCTGTTCCACGACGCCGAAGCCGCGCACCGGCACGTGTTTGAGAACAAGACCGGCATCGCTGCCCACTGGCCCGAGCGGAGCTGAGCGATGGTGTACGCAGGTCTCGACAGGCTGCTGTTCTGGCTGATCGCCGTGTGCATAGCCATCGGCGTCGGCCTGGCGTTCGCCGTCCCCTGGCTGTGGCAGCTGGTCAAGCCGCTGCTGCATGCGCTGACCGCCTGAGCCATGCCCCGCGAAACCCTCGGCCAGGCCCAGCGCCGCTTTGCGCGCATGGTGGCCAGGCTCATCGACCAGGCGCACGTGCTGGGCTTCGAGGTGACGCTGGGCGACGCCTACCGCGACCCGCGCGCGTTCGGTGCGATGGGCGAACGCAAGGCCTATGGCGAGAGCCACTCGGCCCACAAGCAGCGGCTGGCGATCGACCTCAACCTGTTCCGCCGCGGCAAGTACCTGACGGCCACCGAGGACCACCAGCCTCTGGGCGAATGGTGGGAGTCGCAAGGCGGCACCTGGGGCGGGCGCTTCAACGACGGCAACCACTACAGCATCAAGTTCAACGGCATCGCCTGACATGGCCGACAAGCCCATCCCGCCCAAGTTCCGCCTGGGCTCGTTCACGCCCGAGGAGGCCATCGCCGCGTTCATCGAGCGGGCGCTGCTGCAACCCACCTTCAACTGGTGGGACGTGTGGCAGGCCGAGCATGCGGCGGCCTTCATGGTGGCGGGCATGGCCGAACGCGACGTGCTGCAGCTGGTGCGCGACGAGGTGGACGACGCCATCCGCACCGGCAAGAGCCTGAAGGATTTCACCGAAGCGCTGCAGCCCAAGCTGGCCGACAAGGGATGGTGGGGCGACGTGGCCATCACCGACGCTGTCACCGGCGAGCAGCGCATCACGCGCTTCGACCCGCGGCGGCTGCAGCTGATCCTGGACACCAACCTGCGGCAGAGCAACGCTGCCGGCCGCTGGGCCGCCGCGGTGCGCAACCAGCGGCGGGCGCCGTACCTGCTGTACCGCACCATGCGCGACGAGCGCGTGCGCATCAGCCACCAGGCCTGGGAAGGGGTGGCGCTGCCCATCGACCACCCGTTCTGGAACACGCATTTCCCGCCCAACGGCTGGCGCTGCCGCTGCCGCGCCATCAGCATGAGCGAGCGGGACCTGAAGCGCTACGTGGACGACGGCTTCGTCATCAAGCGCGAGGCGCCGCCCGTGGAGATGGTGCGCTACCTGGACAAGCGCACGGGGCAGGAGGCCGAGGTGCCGGCCGGCATCGACCCCGGCTTTGCGTACAACCCCGGCCAGGCGCGCGCGGCTGAGCTGCGCAAGCGGGGCGGTTGACATGGCCGACTTCCTGAGCGTTGAGATCGTCGGTGGCGAGCAGCTGCGCGCCGAGCTGCAGCGCGCGCTGCGGCGGCTGGAGCGTCCGCGCGACCTGATGCAGGCGCTGGGCGACGTGATGGTGGCCAACATCGAGCGCCGCTTCGACACCAAGCGCGACCCATCGGGCGTGCCCTGGCAGCGGCTCGCGCCGGCCACCGTCGAGCGCTATGCCAGGCAAGACCAGGGCTCGCGCCGCGGCACGCTGCTGGAGCGCACCGGGCGCATGCGCGACAGCTTGACGGCCAACGCCGGCGACGACTATGTCGAGGTGGGCATGAGCCGGCTGTCCGACGGCGGGCGCTGGAGCATCCCGCTGCTGCACGAGACCAGCACCGCGCGCATGCCGCGGCGCGGCATCTTCCTGGCCGATCCTGATGCCGGCGCGCTGGGCGCGCAGGACGAGGCCGACCTGGAGGAAGAGATCGTGGCCTTCCTGGATGACCTGTTCGGCGGCTGATGGACATCACCCGCTGCTATCCGATCCTGAACCCGTTCACGGCGCTGGCCGTGATGCTGGCGCTGCTGTTGCCGCTGCGGATGCCTGCACCTGACGACGACGCGGCTGCTGGAGCGAACATGCACAACGTGGCTTCCCCGAGGACCGACGACACCGCGATCGAGGCCGAGATCCGCGACCGCGCCGACAAGGCGCCGCGCGTGACGCCGGCGGACATTGAGGCCGCCATCGCCAGCGAGCACTACTTCACCGCGGGCGATGGCTGCAACGGCGCGGCCTGGCTGAGCGTGATGGACGATCGGACGGGCGCCATCAACGCCTTCGACGCCTCGCCGCCGCCGCGTGCTCTGAGCCTACTGACCTTCTGCGTACTCGTGCTGCGCAACGGCTACACCGTCACCGGCGAGTCGGCCTGCGCCAGCCCTGAAAACTTCGACGAGGCGATCGGCCGCAAGATCGCGCGGCAGAACGCCACGAACAAGATCTGGCCGCTGCTGGGCTTCCGGCTGCGCGACCGGCTTGCGACTGCCGAGGACGGCAACTTCCTCTGACCGTGGACAGCCACGAACGCAAGCTCGCCCGCGCGATCGCGCCCTGTCGGGTGACGTACTGCCCCGGCATCGGCACCAAGCGCTTTGCGCGCGAGATGGCCTTCGCGGCCGAGCAGCCCGAGCCCGGCCCGGAGCTGACGCCCAGGCAGCGCAGCTACCTGTTGCAGGTGGCGGTGCGCTACCGTCGCCAGCTCAACCCGTTGATGGTCCAGCTGGCGCAGCAGATGCTGGCCCAGGACCTGGCGGCGACCACCATCGCCACCGCAAAGAAAGCACCCGTGGATGGGGCTAACCGCGATGCAAGCGCGGAGCTGAGCCATGACGCCGATAGCTGTGCAGGGCAAGTCGGCCGAGTCGTATTCGAGACGAGTCCGCCTGCACAGCTGCCCCTGTTCTTCTGACACTTCCGCTGGCCCTGCACGGGGGCCGACATCACACGCATGCCGCGAGGCGGCAGTCCTGCCTGGGTAGTTATCCGGCCCCTCATGCATGGGGGCGCGCGAGTTGTGCTAATCCGGTTTAACTAGGCCGCGTGCGAGGCCGCCGGCACATTGCCGGCCATGCGTTTTGCTGCTGCCCTTCTCGCCACCGCGCTGCCCCTGCTGGCCAACGGCCAGGCGCAGCTGTTGCCGGCAGGCGAGTTCTCGGGCCGCGGCCACGGCCAGAGCTGGAAGCTCGACGACGCCGGCGGCGTCGCGCTCGCGGCGCAGCTGAATGACATCGCCCAGCGCACGCCGATCAGCATCGACTACGAACACCAGACGATGCTGGCCAAGAGCAACGGCCAGCCGGCGCCGGCCGCGGGCTGGATCACCAGCGTGGAATGGCGCCAGGGAACGGGCCTGTTCGCGCAGGTCAACTGGACCGAGCGCGCCAAGGCCCACATCGCGGCCAATGAGTACCGCTACATCAGCCCGGTGATCTTCTTCGACGAGCGGAACAACGTCGTCGGCCTGCACAACGCCGCGCTGGTCAGCGTGCCGGCCATCGTGGGCATGGAGCCCGTGGTCGCTGCGCTCGCCGCACTTACCGAACAACCACCGAAGCAGAAAGGCCCTTTCATGGACCGCAAGCTACTCGCCGCCGCGCTCGGCCTGAAGGACGACGCCACCGACGCCCAGATCACCGAGCGCATCGCCGCACTGGCCGCGCTGGAGAAGACCCCGCCGCTGCCCAAGGCCATGACGGCCGCACTCGGCCTGACCGAAGGCGCCGACGAGGCCGCCGCGCTGGCCGCGCTGACGAAGCTGAAGACCACGCCGGACGCTGCGTCGGTGGCGGCGATGACCGAGCTGCAGGGCAAGGTGGCCACGCTGTCGGCGCAGATCCTGGAGCGCGATGTCACCGAGCTGGTCGACGGCGCGATCGACGCGCACAAGCTGATGCCCGCGCAGCGCGACTGGGCGCTGAACCTCGGCAAGTCGAACCTGGCACAGCTGAAGGCCTACGTCGACAGCGCGGTGGCTATCCCCGGCCTGGCCGGCCAGACCGACGGCAGGGACCGCGGCGGCAAGGCCGGCGATACGGACCCGGCCGAGGTAGCGCGCAAGGCGCAGGCCTACCAGACGGCGCAGCTGGCCGCGGGCGTGCAGATCAGCACCCAACAGGCCGTGGACCACGTACTGGCCGCTGGCAAGTAACCCAACACCCGACGCGGAGAACCCGAGATGTCGAATCCCCTTCTGGTCAAGCAGTTCATCGCCGAGGCGGCGATCAACGCGAACCGCATCGTCAAGTTCGGCACCACCGACGAGGTGGTGATCCAGGGCGCCGCCGCCACCGACAGCCTGATCGGCGTGGTCGAGGGCGTGGCCCCGGCCATCGGCGAGCACTGCGACGTGACGCTGGCCGGCATCGCCGAGGTCAAGCTGGGCGGCAACGTCACCCGGGGTGGCCTGGTCACCAGCGACGGCACCGGCCAGGGGGTGGCCGCCGCGCCCGGCGCCGGCACCAACAACGGCGTGATCGGCCGCGCGCTGATGTCCGGCGTGTCCGGCGACATCATCAAGGTGCTGGTGAACCCCGGCTCCACGCAGGGCTGAACGCCCACCTGACTGACACACCGGAGAACACCGCATGTCAACCCGCCCGTTTCCCGTCGATGCCCGGCTGAGCGCGATCGCGCTGGCCTACCGCAACCTCGACATCGCGCTGATCGCCGACGAGGTGCTGCCGTTCACGCCGACCGGCGCCGAGTTCAAGTGGCTGAAGTACGACCTGGCCAACGGATTCACGGTGCCCGACACAAAGGTCGGCCGCAAGAGCTTCCCCACCGAAGTCGAGTTCACGGCCACCGAGCAGATCGACAAGACGGTGGACCACGCGCTGGCGGATTTCATCCCCAACGAGGACATCACCGACGACAACCAGGGCGTGGACCCGCGCGGCACGGCCGTGGCCTACCTGACGAACCTGCTGAACCTGGCGCGCGAGATCCGCGTGGCCGGCCTGGTGTTCAACACCAACAGCTACGTGGCCGCCAACAAGCTGACGCTGTCGGGCACCAGCCAGTGGAGCCATGCCAGCAGCGACCCGGTGGCAGCGATCGGCGACGCGCTGGACGTGCCGGTCTACCGCCCCAACATTGCCGTGTTCGGCCAGGCCACCTGGACGGCGCTGCGCCGCAACGTGAAGATCGTGCAGGCCATCAAGGGCACGGCGCAGGGCGCGGGCATGGTGAGCCGGCAGGAGTTCGCGGAGTTCTTCGAGCTGAACAACGTCTACGTGGGCGCCGGCTTCGTCAACACCGCGAAGAAGGGCCAGACGGTGACCACCAGCCGCGTGTGGGGCAAGCACGCCAGCTTCCTGTACCGCGACCGCGCGGCCGGCCCGCAGGCTGGTGTCACCTTCGGCTTCACGGCGCAGGCCGGCAGCCTTGGCGTCGTGCTCATTCCCGAGCCAAAGCGCGGCTACAGCGGCGGCGAAGAGATCCGCGTCGGCCACCGCTGCAAGGAGGTGGTCTGCGCCACCGACCTGGGCTTCTGGTTCGAGAACGCGGCGGCCTGACATGGCGACCGCTGCCAAGAAGAGCGCCGCTTCGGCGGCAAAGGCCAAGGCCGCGGCCAACGCGGTGGCCGAGGGCAAGGGCGACCTGTACGACGTGCTGTCCAACCTGGACCACGACGGCAAGCGCTACGGCCTTGGCGACCAGTTGGCGCTGGACGGCGAGGCCGCCGAGCCGCTGCTGGCCTGCGGCGCGGTCAAGCTGGCCGATGCGCCGGCCCAGTAGCCCGCTGGTGCCCCGATGTCCCTCACGGCCTACGTCGACCCGCAGGCGCTCGTCGACGAGTTCGGCGAGACCGAACTGATCGAGCTGACCGACGTGGGCGTGCCGCGCGCCAACGAGGTGGACTACTCGGTGGCGCAGCGCATCTGCGACCGCACCAACGCCGAGATCGCCGCCGCGCTGAGCGCGCGCTACGCGATGCCGCTGGCCACCGTGCCCGAGGTGCTGCGCTACGTGGCGCGCGACCTGGCGCACTACTACCTGTACCAGACCGAGCCGCCGAGCTGGGTGCAGACCCGCTTTGACGCTGCGCGCCGCACGCTGCGCGACATCCAGACCGGCCTGCTGCCGCTGGGTGTGGACGCCAGCGGCGCCAGCGCGGCAGCGCCTGCCCAGAACCTGCCGCAGTTCGACGGCGGCAGCAAGGTGTTCGGCCGGGGGGCTCTGTGAGTGGCCACGCAAGACCTTTGGAACGCCGATGCGCTGTGGCCTGGCCAGGCCATTCAGGCGCGGCTGAAGGCGCTGGTGCCCGAGCTGCGCGACGTGCTGCTGGTGGACGAGTTCGACCCGTCGCTGACCGCGCCGAGGCAGGTGCCCGCGGCGATCGTGCTGCTGGACGCGCTGCGGGTGGACCTGAAGGCCAACGTCTACCAGCCGCAGCCGCTCAACTGCGACCAGGACTGGATGGTGGCGCTGGCGGTGCGCAGCGCGCGCGCCGACCCGGGCGCGCAGAGCGCCGCCATTGGCGTGCTGCTGCCGAAGGTGGTTGTCGCGCTGCACGCCTACGCGCCGCCCGACAGGAAGCGCGGCTTCGCCTGGCGCACGGGCCCGCGGCCGAGCTATGGCAAGGATGTTTCCTACTACCCGCTGATCTTCACGTTGCAAGGCGTGATGGCTGACTGAACGGAGAAGAAGATGCCCACCGCAGAGAACGCAAGACTCCAATACGAGGCGGGCCAGCAGGCCGTGCCGATGGCGGCGCTGACCGACAGCGGCGACCATATGACCTTCAAGAGTGCGGCGCCGCTGTGGTCCGGCCGCAGCGGCCACGCACCCGTGATCCGGCCCAACGGGCTGCTGACCGGTGGCGCGGTAACGCCCGACGATGCCCTGGCGAACAACGCGGTCGACGTGGCCGCGCTGAGCTGCAATCTGAATGGCGTGATCCAGCAGGTGGCGGCCGGCGGCCTGACCATCACCCGGCCCGCTACGGCGGTGGCGAAGGTGAACTCGCTAACGGTCAACGCGGCTGGCGCGCTGGCCGTGGTGGCCGGAACCGACGGCGCGACCACGGCGTTCTCGGAGACGCGCGGGGCGGCCGGCGGGCCGCCGTTCATCCCCGTGGACTCGATCGAGATCGGGCAGGTGCGCGTCGTGTCGAACGTGGCCGCGGTGATCACCGCGGCGCAGATCCTCACGCTCGACGGCCTGCATCGTGAGCGTGCCGCGAACCCGCTGTACGAGATGAACCACGGGCCGCAGGTCGAAGGGGGCGTGGAGATCAAGGCCGGTGGCAGCGTCAGCTTCCTGTCGGCACTGCCGCTGATTCACACCGGCGGCGTGGCCAAGGCCGTGCATGCAAGCTATGCAGTGCCGCAGTTCGCTGACGTGGCTCTCGCGAGCGACTTCGTGCCGCCGTCGACGACGCACTCCGTTCAGTCGACGCCGGTCTACGGCGGCGTGGTCGGCAGCACCTCGTCGACGCTCGGCCAAGGTAGCTTCACGGCGCGCCCCCAGAACGGCATTTCCGACCCGCTGATGCTCCTGAAGAACCAGGTGCTGTGGTTCAAGTTCTTCCCCGACAAGTACCTGGCCGACTACAGCCTCAGCCACGGCAAGCTCGGCGTGACGCCGGCCTATCCGGCGGCCGGCGACATGACGCTGGCCTGCACGATCAGCGCGAGCAAGCCGCCCGCCGAGGTGCCCGCATAGGGCGCCGCCGGCGCGCACTGTCCAGCGGCGCGGGTGGCTTCGCAGCACCCGCGCCTTTCTCTTGGAAGGGAAGCACATGCCGTTTGATGTCGAGAAGTTCCGAGAGTCCAAGCTGGAGCCGCGTACTGCGGTGGTCCGGTTCAAGGACCCGGCGCCCGCACTGGTCAAGTTCTTCGGTGAGGGCCAGCCGGTTCAATGGACTGTGCGCGGTCTGTCGGGCAGAGACGTGCACAGCGCAAACGAGGCGGCTGCCAAGCAAAAGAACCGCCAGGATCTCGCGGCGGCGCTGGCCGCCGACAGCGACCAACGAGCCGCGGCGATCCGTGAAGCGCTCGGCCTGTCGATGGTCGGAAAAGCCACGCCTGCGGAGATGGCCAAGCGCCTGGAGATGTTTGTCGCGGCCTCCGTGGAGCCCGTTGTCGACATGCAGATCGCGGTGAAGTTCGCCGAGGTGTTCCCGGTCGAGTTCTTCGAGGTCATTGCGAAGATCAATGAGCTGACCGGCCAGGGATTCGACCTGGTAAAGCCCGAAGCCGTCTCGCTGCAGACCCCGGCCTCTTCGCAAGCATGCGAATCGTCGACAAGCGAGACGGCTACCTCTACCAGCATCGACCCGACGTGATCCCCCAGGGCTGGCAAACCGAGGAAGAGCTTTCGCTCTGGGTGGCCTACTACGAACAGCGCGCGCGCGAAACCGCCAGTGGCAGACGCTAACAAGACCTACGGCATCATCTTCCGGGCCGAGAACCAGGCCGGGGCCGTCTTCGACAAGCTGGAGCAGTCGTTCAAGTCGCTGCAGGACAGCTCGGGCAAGCTGGTCGGCGGCATGGGCCAGTTCTCGGGCAACCTGCGCGACGCCACCGAGCCGATCGCCAACCTCACCACCGGGGTGCTGAAGTTCGAGGCCGGCCTGCTGGCCGCAGGCACCGCGGCGACGGTGTTCGCGGTGAAGACGGCCGGCGACTTCGATACCGCGTTCCGGCAGATCACCACGCTGTTCGACGGCAGCGCCGGCGACGTGGAGAAGTTCCGCGCCGAGATCCTGGAGTTCGCGTCGACCAGCACTAAGCCTGTGCAGGACATCACCGACGCGCTGGCGGCGGCGATCGGCTCGGGCGTTGAGTACACCAAGTCGCTGAGCCTCATTGCCACCGCAGAAAAGCTGGCGGTGGCGACACGCGCCGACCTGAAGGGCACGACCGAGGTGCTGGTCAGCACGCTCAACGCCTACGGTTTGAAGACGGAGGACGCCGGGAAGATCTCCGACATCTTCTTCAAGACGATCGACGAGGGCAAGATCGAGATGAACGAGCTTGCCCACTCGTTGGCGATGGTCACTCCGCTGGCCTCGGCATCGGGGGTGAGCATGGAAGAGGTGGGCGCAGCGGTGGCCGTGCTCACGGCGTCCGGCGTGCAGGCCGGGCCGGCCATCGAGTACCTGCGCTCGCTGCTGACGAACATCGTCAAGCCCAGCCAGGACGCCACCGACATGGCCGAGGAACTGGGCATCAAGTTCGACGCGGCCACGCTGAAGAGCAAGGGCTTGGCCGGGGTGCTCGACGACGTAGCCAAGGCCACCGGCGGCAACACCGACAAGATGGCGAAACTGGTGGGCGACGTGGGCGGCCTGACCGCGGCACTCACGCTGACCGGACCGCAGGCCGCGAAGTTTGCCGAGGTCCTCAAGGAGATGGGCGACGTCGCCGGCGCGACCGATGCGGCCTTTGCCAAGATGTCGGGCAGCCTGGACGTCGCGAGCGCCAAGGTGGCCAGCGCGTTCAAGGTGCTGCTGATCAACATCGGCACGCCGCTGCTCGACGAGTTTGGCGGCGTGGCCAACGCCATCGCCAGGATCTTCACTGCGCTGGGCGACAGCGTGAAGGACGGTGCGCTCGGCGGGCTGGTGGCCTACGTCGAAGGCGTGGTCGGGAGCATTGAGAAGACGCTCGCGACCGTGGCGACGAACCTGCCGGCCGCGCTGGCCAAGGCCGACCTGAGCGGATTCACGCGCGGGCTGGATGCGGTGGGCACGGCCTTCGGCAATCTGTTCGGCAACATCAACTTGTCCACCGTCGACGGGCTGACGGCGGCTGTCGAGCTGGCCGGTGCCGCGTTCCTGGGCCTGGGCAAGTTCACCGCCGGTGTGATCGACTCCTTCAAGCCGCTGTTCGACCTGCTGGTGTCTGTGGGCAAGGAGGTCGGCGGCGTCAACCCGAAGTTCTTCGAGATGGTCGGCAACGTTGCCGGCGCGGCCACGCAGATCAACCTGCTGGCCGGTGGCGTGAACGACCTGCTGCCGGCGCTGGAGGCGCTGCTGAACCTGGTGCTGTTGAAGCAGGGGCTCGGCCTGCTGGGGGGCTTCAAGGGCATCGCCGCGGCGTTGCCGATGCTGACGACGCAGCTGACGGCCTTCGGCGTGGCCGCGGCAACCTACTTCGCCACCGACAAGGTGATCGGCCTCGTCGGGGCTCTCGTGGAGTGGAACAAGGCCACCAACCACCTGGCCGACGCGCAGCGCCAAGGGGCACAGATCCAGGAAGCCGCGATACCGACGCTGGAGAAGTTCGCCGAGACGACGGGCATCGCGGTCAAGTCGATCGACGAGGCGAACGACCTGGTCGCCAAGGGCGTCGTGGTCTGGGACGACGCGGCGAACGGCTGGATCAAGGCCGGCGAGGCCCTGTCGAAGACGACAGAGGGCGCCGGGGATAGCGTCGACGAGTACGCCAAGAAGACGCTGGCGAGCGCCGAGGCCATGATGGTCGCGGCCGACAGAACGGCAGCGTTCGGCAATGCCCAAGACACTGTCGTGAATGGCGTCAAGGGGGTGCGGGAGATCATCGATGCCGCCACGGGCAAGGTGGTCGGCTACGAGCAGGTACTGGGCACCGCTTCGACTACCAGCAAGGGCGCGAGCAAGACGACCGACGAGCTGGGCAATTCGCTGCAGAAGTCGTCCAAGGAGGCCGAGAAGGCCAAGGACGCGGCCTCCAAACTGGCCCTGGAATACGAGAAGCTGGCCAGCAACGAGCGCATCAAGGCGATGGAGTTCAAGGCCGAGATCGACGTGGCGCGCATCCAGGCCGACGCCGAGAAGGTGAAGGACGCCTTCGAGTCGATCAACGTGGGCATCGAGAGCACCGGCGAAACGCTGTCCGGGCTGTTCGGGATGTTCGACCAGCTCGGCAACCTGGACTCGAACGCCTATCGCGCGGTGTTCGACCAGATCGACAAGGAGAACGCGCTGCGCGAGCGCGCCTTTGAGCTGCAGAAGCAGCTGACCGAAGCCCAGGTGGCCAACATCCGCGCGCAGGCCGCGCAGCTGGAGAAGGGCGATGCGATGATCAAGATCGAAGCCGACGGCTTGGAGCCCCACCTGGAAGGCTTTCTGTGGGAGCTTTTGCGCAAGGTGCAGGTCCGCGTGAACCGCGACGGCCGGGCGCTGCTGCTGGGGATGTGATGCTCAACGTCGTTGCAGCCCACGTGTATGACCCGGCCGGCTATGTCGAGCTGGACGTCCTGCCGAGCAACACATCCGGCCCGACGCGCCGCCGCATGTCGCGCATTGCCACGACGGATGGCGGCGCGGTGTTCAACGATGGCGGCTGCAGCGACGCCGACCGCACCATCGAGCTGACGTGGCAGTCGCGGGCCAGGAGCGAGGATGAGGCGGTCGAGCGGCTGGTCCGGACCTACACCCGCGTCGTCGTGGTGACGCGCGACGGCGTCTATCTGGCAGCGCCGGAGAGGTTCACGCCGGGCCCCGAGCCCCGGCTGACCCTGCTGGTTGATGCCAAGCTCTCGGCCTGACCATGCCCGCACCAATAGATGTCGTCTGGAGCGCCGAAGCCCTCGTCGCTGCGCACACCTCGTTGAAGAACCTGATCGATACCGGGTCGGCCGGGTTTATCCGCCTGCGGGACGCCAGTGATGTGCTGCTGGCTCAAGTGCCTCTCACCGACCCGTGCGGCACAGTGGACACGGAGACGGGCCGGCTCACAATCACGAGTGCCAGCCCCGACACGAGCGCCGATTCAGATGGGATAGTGGCCTACGGTCAGATCTGCGAGTCGGACGGTACCGTGCACTCGGCCATGCCCGCCGTGGCCGGCTCGGCCCCGGTGAGCCGGCGGCTCGTGATGAATACCCTGACGGTGATCGCCGGGCTGCCTGTGGGCATCGTATCGGTGACCATAGGGTGAGGGCACCGTGTCGCTCACCCTCTTGCTCAACGGCAACGGCAGCGATGCCTCGACGACGATCACGGACAGTGGGCCGTTCGCCCACACCGTCACGGCCAACGGCAACGCCCAGCTGGACACGGCCCAGTTCAAGTTCGGCTCGGCGTCGATGCTGTTCGACGGCACCGGCGACTACCTGACGATCCCGGACCATGCCAGCCTGAACCTCACCTCCGGGGACTTCACGCTCGGTTGCTTCGTTCGGTTCAACTCGACCAGCGGCGGCTTCAAGACGCTGGCGGCCAAGCGCTCCGGCAGTACCGGGGCTGTGCAGTGGGAGCTGGTCTACGGCGGCGGCGCGTTCTTCTTTGCCTGCACGGGCACGATCGAGGAGAGTTGCAACGTCGTCGCCTACCAGACAGTGACCACCGGGGTTTGGTACTACATCGAGGTCAACCGCGACGGTGACACGTTGTCGATTGCCGTCGACGGCCTGGTCGGCGGCGAGGAGGAGGACCCCGAGGGGTCCTACGACATGGCCGAGGGCGAGACGTTCATTGCGTCGAGTGCTTCTGTGTCCATCGGCGCCTACAACAACGGCAGCGGCTCGCTGAACGGCTGGATCGACGGCTTCTTCATCGACAAGGGGGTTGCGTACCACTCCGAGGCACCGCCCACTGAGGAGATGGGGGCCGATGAGTCGATCGAAGGCACCATCACCCTGCCGCCGATCCTGGGCGCGCCGGCGATCGTCGCCAGGCACGATTTCACGGCCGTCGTTGCCCACCTGGCGAGCTACTACGTGATGGACCTGATCACGGAGTCCGGCCTGGTGCGGGTGCCCATCAGCTCGTGGCAGGGCACGCTGCAGACCGGCAACCAGTGCTACTTGTCCTGCGTGGTGCCGGCCTGCACGCCTTGGCTTGACGTGCTCGACGAGGCCACGCACTTCGTGGTCTCGCGCCGCGTGGTCTACGGCGGACGGGTCATCGAGGTGGAGATGGCGCGCGCGCCGCTGGAGATCGTCCAGTTCGCCGAAGGTTCGACGAACAAGACCGCGTCGCTTTCTGGGTACTCGGCCGCGTTCGAATCGAACGCTGATCCTGATGCGAGCCTGGACAGGACGCTCCCGGGCATCCAGTCGATCAGCGTGTACGAGTCAGGGGTGCGCGTGCGCTGCGCCATCGATTGGCTGCTGCGGCCGGCGCAGCGGGCGTTCTACGGGGAGACGCCCTTCATCGTCGCCTACATGAATTTCTATGTCGTCGCCCACGAGGCGTCGATCGAGGCGTACATGGACGTGGGCGAGCGGATCGAGGCCTGAGATGGGCCGCGCGACGATCACCGGCGGCGGCACGGACGGGCGCTACACCATCCAGGTGGACTCGGGCGAGGCCATGCGGCTGCAGCTGATCACCGCGATCGACAGCGCAGTGGCGTTCGTCAATGCACAGATCGTCGACACCCAGGGGAAGATGGACCTGGCCGAGGCTGGCCTGGCCACGCTGCGCGAAGAGGTATCGGCCGCTGCACAGGCGATCGCCACGACGGGGAACAACCTGCCCCCGGGGAGCCCGGTGCCGGACACCGCCCGGTACCGGGCGGCAGTGGAAGCCCTGCGCAAAGCCGAGCAGAAGGTGGCGCCGTTCTTCATCAACATGCGCATGCTCAAGCACAACCGCGCCAGGCTGCTGGCGAAGCGCGCCGAGTACGTCGCCATGACTGCCTTGGTGACCAAGCAGGCCTGGTGCTGCGATCTGACGGAGGACGGCGCGGGCGACGTCGCAACGGTCGACATCGCCGGAGAGTCGGATCTGATGCTGGTGGCCCCAGGCTGCAGGGCATGGTCGGCGGCG